CTGTAAGGCACTGTATTGCTTTTTGTATTCTTTCCGGCCTGCCTTCTTTGTCCTCATCGTACATTCTTGCCTGGAAGTCTTCCCAAAGAGTGTAATGATAAAATACCTGCTTCATTCTTCTTCCTCGAAAGTCTCGTCGATAAAGTCAGACTCATCCAGCATGTCAACCTCCCATGCCTCACTGAAATCCTTATCTGAAAACATTTCAGCAAGTCCGGTAATCTGGGTAAGCCTCAAAACCTCATCCGCGTCCATTCCCAGTTCTTTAGCTATCTTTGTATCGCTCCAATTACGACGCTTGAGCTCTATAACAATATCGCTCATGGCCTCTACTCTGTGTTTACCTCTGGCCCTGTTATGTCTGATAGTAGATGCTATTCTGTCTGCCTTTTCGTGTCTATCATCGTTGATGATTGTAATAGGCAAGTATCCGTGGATCCTGTCGTGTATGTCCTTGTATTCCTTGCCTACCCTGTTTCTGTGGAATCCGTCTACTACTTCATAGATGCCGTCATGCTGATACACTACTATAGGCTGCGTATATCCATCTTCCTGGATAGAAGTATGTAGCAGTTCCATCTCCGGCGGAGCTACCGTGTTAGGGTTATAATCGTTTGCTATAACCAGCTCCTCTTTAACCCACTGTACAAAGTCTACCGGCTCATTAACAAATGGACTTATTTTCTTAAGCTCTGCTTTGAGCTCATTAATAGCTGTGATCTTCTCCTCAAGGTCCAGGGCGTCGATCTCTGCTATTATCTTCTTAAAAGAATCCTTCATAACCTTTCCTTCTTTCCCTAGTTTTTTATGTTTTTGTAACCATGTGTAACTCGTTTGTAACCCATTTTTATAAAAGTGGGTTACGCGGATAATCCGCATTATTTCTGTATTTCATAAACCTTGTAACTCAGTAACCCACTTATATGTATCTATCTAAAGAATTATTATTTTATTTATTTATATATTTATTTTTTTATATATATGCCTATATGCTTTCAAAGTGGGTTACACTTTTTTTAAAACGTTTATGTAGCAGTTATTTCAAGGCTTTAGCGTGTAACCCATTTGAGTTACAAAATGGGTTACGTTTTAAATGGCAACTCGTCTTCGGTATCTTCAACCTTTATAAAACCCTTTTCATCCACCTCAATTGTTGCTGCTTTTATTGGTATTTTTATTCCTTTAAAGCAGTCCTTACCATCTCTGATTGATGTACCTTGGGCTCCGCCACGTTTTCCAATTCTGGCTATGACGCCTTTATTTTCTATGCACCATTTAAGGAATATAGCCGGATCATATCCACCATTTCTAAGCTCTCGATCAAATACTGTTTTTATAATGCACGCATATTCAGCTTTAGAAATGTCGTCTACTTCCAGCTTTCCCCATTTATGAGGCATATATTCTCCGTCGCTTTCTTTTTTGGAAAACAAACCCTTGTTGATTTCAATGATGTCTAGTAGATACTCCCAGGCCTGCTCGTTCTCTGATACTTCATTTTGGCCCTTAAGCACTGAGTATGCCTTTTCAACATCCAGGTAATTACCGTCCTTGAATATCTCATCAGTTATAACCTGATCTGCTGCAAGGATAAGGGCCATCGGTATAAGCTGCTTTTCTTCCTTAGTATCTTCTTTAGCTTTCATGATATCGATAAGCTGCTTACGTTTTCCGGAAAAGATTTCTTGTATCTTCTGTCTGCCATACATGTGCAAGATCTTAATAAAATCAACACCGGCATGTCCGTAGTTAGCTTTAAAAAAGCCTGCTGCCTCATTACCATCTTCAAACATAGTCCCTTGATCTATAGGAATATCTAAAACTCTGTTAATGGCTCCGCCGTTTGTAATACCGCTTGTAATAGGTCTCTCAGAGTTAGTCAGTGTAGCGTTCTTCCAATTTGTTAAAGGATCAATAGTAAGACTTACGTTGCTTCTGGTCCTGCCTTGTCCAGCACATACTCTGTAGATAAAATCTGAAAAATCTTCATCCGGCTTTTTCTTAAGAGTCGCCATATCATCAAGCATAAGAGGTAAATGATTAAGGAAGTTTAGTTTTTGTTCTATAGCTGTAACCGTGCTGTTAGCTCCGGAAATGTATTCGCCCTCTTTAGGATTAGCCCAAACACTGCAGGCCATCATTAAAGCTACTGTCTTGCCCCTTCCGGAAGGTCCGTATAGATTAAGGATAAACGGAAGAGCGCCTACGGAATTGATTAATACACTGGCAAAAGAAGCCGCTAAATACACGTTGATATCAAAGCGTCCTCTGTTTCTAAGTTCCTTTACATAATCAATCCAGTCCTCATATTCCCCATTAGGATCTAGCGCCTCATAAGCCGATTTAAACTTTGCTTCGCCGTCAAATACAATGTCCTTGCCTTCAACTGGCACAAAAAATCCATTATGCCATCCAAGACGCGATGTGCTTTTCTTGGTAGAGATAGAGCTGTAATTTGCATTTTCAAAATCTGAAAGGAATCTTACAAGGGCTTTTGCTGTTTCTGATGTAACAGCAACACCCTTGCCGGCAAGCGCGGTAATCTTACTAGCATTAGCAATGATATCCCTTTTTACTACTACTTGCCTCCAGTCATCATCTCCGGATCTTTTATATGCAAGTGTTACCATCTCCTCCTGAGTCTCAATGTTAATAAATCTTTTTATAGGTATGATTATGTGATAGCAAGCAATTACCTCAGCTCCAAAGATACTATATGTCTTTATCCCAGTTTCCTCAGATATGCTCCAGCCGGCACAATTATAATTGCCATATTCTGTCTTGATCTCAATGTCGCTATGCTGAGCCTTGTTTATTTCTTGAGCCTGCTTGGAATATTCCGAAAAAAGTTTATTAAACGCCGGGCCTGCTTTTAATTGTTTTGCTCTATCCTTAAGCTCTATTTCATACCTTGCGCGCTCCACAGAATCTTTTATTTCAAAAAATGCCAGGAATAACTCTTCTTTTAAAATATCTTCTTTATTCATCTGGCATATATCGTTTAATTCTGGTAGAGAATACTCCATCTGTTAGAGTCCCCCTTTCCGCGATCTGCATTAGCGCGTCATGCAACATCGCTTTTTCATTTACAAGGCTTACCCAAGAATCACTGAATACTTCATACTTTGGCAGCAGTCTGTGTATCTCAGACAATGCCAGGCATATAATGTTTTTTGTTTCTTCAGTTATTCTTAGGTCTGCTGCCTTCTCCTTCTTGCGCTTCTCTAGTTCAGTAAATCTTGCAACCTGCTCCCTTTTCTCCCTAAGAGACTTTGGTCTCTCGTAAGAACCGCCCAGCTCATAAAAGGCCGTCTTAAAATCACAATGCAGATACATCTGCACAAAGCTGATTACATCCCCATGGGCTCCGCATCCGAAGCAGTGATAAGTATTATCCGGGTAGACCTTAAAGCTGGCTGTGTTGTCACCTTCGTGGAGCATACACTTGCAAAAGCCGTGGCTATCTACTGAATAGCCATACTTAGCCAAAACATCGCGCATGCTCCACGCGGCCTTAATCTCTTCTACTGTCATACATTAGAAGGGCAATTCCTCGGCTATACCGTCTGGGATGTTCATAAATCCGTCCGGATCCGTGGTAGGGTTAGGCAGGTTATTTGCTGCAGGTCTTTCAGCGAGCGGCTTATCCTCAGGAGCAGGCACGCCCTGTCTTATCACATCGGCGCTTCTAAACTGGAAAGGCTTTGTGTTCCACTTTGCCTCATTGCTTGAATTAATGTACTCCTCACGTCTAAAGAGCACACCTACGAGCTTGTTCTTAATGGATTCACCAAACTTATCATCCCAAGACACCTTTACTGCCTTGTTGCTCTTCTCAACCGCTGTAAGGAATCTCTTAAGGTTAGAAGGGCCATACTCGCCGTCTGTAACCATGTACATTACAGCGCCCCACTTCTTGTCCTTGTTAGGGTTTGTCTTGTACTGATTAGCGTAGTAGCCGGTATGCTCACCCTCTGCTATATCAAGAGAGATCTTAAGCATAGGTCTTCCTGTGCTGGAAGTAGTCTCAAGCACCTCCATAAGTTTGCAAACGTAGCCGCCTGCTGGGAGCGGAGTAAATCCGTCCGGGTTCGCCTGGATAGAATCGTAATTACTTGGTTTCTGCATGTTTCTTTTCCTCCTCGTTATCCGTGTTGTAGTAATTTCTAATCACATCGTCTACGGCCTTAAGGTCGTTATCTATAGTCTCCTCTTCAAACATACCCATAGGCGCTTTTGTGATGTCTGTACCGTCTGTAGTAGTCCTAAATAAGTGTTTGCCCTGCTCAGTAACAGCTCTGAGGCATATTGTTACCATGCCCGGAAGATTGACCTTGTTGTCTAAGAGCTTTCCAAAGGTAAGCAGCTTAGTGCCTCCCAGATCGTCTATATCCTCATGCATCATGATATAGACATTCTTCTCTGGGCTCAGAGCCTTAATACCTTTAACCAGGTTATACATGCTGTCCGCTATATCATCGTACATATCAAAGGACGCGGAGCCCTTCTTGTTGCGATGTTGACGCATAAACATATGCGTCATTATGTAACCGGAATCATCTATAACCGCTGTCTTACAAGGCATCTTGTTAAGCTGGTCTATAATGGTAGCAGGATCATCAAGAGCAGCTGTATATTTAAAGCCACCCCTAAAAGGCAGCTCTTTGCCTTCTACGTTGATAAAGAAAATCTCATCTTCTTTAAAGTTCCTAAGGCTGCTTGTCTTGCCGGCCCCGGATTTTCCATAAACAAGAATACATTTACCCATATATTCCCCTCCTACCTTATGCGTAAACTCTTTGATTGTGATAAATGAGCAAACGGAAACTCTGCCCCATCCTTAAGAGCCTTCTTAATAGCTGTCTTATCCGGCTCAATGGTCACTTTTCTGTACTCTTCCGGGATATTTTCCATATCCATAGTGTCGATAACTACGCTCTCAGGGTTTGCCTGAATGTTAAAGCTAAACAGTTCTGTCTTGATCTTAGGCTTATCAATAGCCTCCATAGCAAGCTGTAAGCTCTGCTTCATGCGAGCTATAGTGTTCTCTTTAACCCTGCGCCTTGCATAGAGCCTTGCTTCCTCTGCCTTAAGGGCTTCTGCCTCTGCTGCCAGATTCTTAATGAGCTTGGCGTATCCTTCAGCCTTAATCTCAATCTCTCCGCCAATAGCTTCCAGTGTGTCAATGATCATGTCCTCGTCGGCTTCCTCGGCCTCGTCAATCATGTCATATACGTGGAGCCAGTCTGATGTAAGTTCGTAAAGACTTTGCATTTCCTTTTTCCTCCTATTCTCTTAATGAAAAGTACATATCCCCATCACTTGTATATGGGGAGTAATTACTAAAGTAATACCCAGACCTAAAAAAGAGCATATTAGCCGGCTCCTCTGGGTAAGTAGCCAGTGCTAAGTAGCACGCAAGCTCTGTATCTTCCGTATAGCTGTAAGCTTCAGGAAAACCGGGCCATTTAACCACATTAAACTGCTTGCCGTTTCCCTGGTAGATCACCTTGCTCAGTGAGTCCGGGAAGTAATCAGAGCCTACTCTGTTTAATATGGTCACAGCTACAAGCCTCTGTGCTTCTACTGTCTGATTGCCTGCCTCGCACCATACTGTAGTGCAGAGCAGCTTCCAGTCTTTTTTAGATAAGTAAACCTCTTTGCCGTTCCGCTCGCTTATCCATGCTACGTAGTAGTCTGGCCTTGGCGCCGCTTCGCCTCTCCTAAAGAAAAGAGACAAGAGCACCAGTGCTGCAAATGCTACGGCTATGATCAATACCCTAAGTCGCCTTGCTTCCTTCTCTGTCATAACAGCCACCTTCCGGTAGTTACCAGATGAAGTAAGCACCTAAATGCGTCACTCTTATACTTGAATGTAACGTATCCACACTTGAGGCGGATCTTATAGCGATCTGCTACCCTTCTCATAAATTAATAACCTTTCAAATAATCCGGCTCTGTAGGTAAGTAAACCACCCCGGCACTGTTGAGTCCGTCCTGGATCACTTCGCCGTCTTGCAGAGCCTGCCACTGTGCATCACTGTAGTGCTTGCGGCTTATCATTCCTTCAATAGCCGCGTCCTTTGTTGCTATTACTGCCTTAATCTTTTCTGACATTAATCTAGTCTCTCTTTGCGTAAATTCTTGCCGCCACATCATCGATGTAGTATTTAGATCCTACCTTGGGGAGCCCGGCAAGATACTGGCTCTTTACTTCCTTATAGGAATTTTGAGAATATCCAAGATACGCAAGAATTTTTTGCGTATTAATAAAGAAAGCTCCATCTGCAAGGCTTTGAAGATCATTCTTTATATCCTGCTTAGTCAATGCCGCGCCTCCTCTCTTTACTATTTATTACTATTAAATAGTATCTACGGGCAAAAAATCAATGTCGTTGTAGTTTACTTCATAAAGATCTTCCATGCGCTTAACTACCTTAACCGTAGGAGAAGTCTTGCCTGATTCATACATTGCAAGCGCTTTAACTGAGATGTTTAACAGCTTTGCAGCTTCCTCCCTGGTAAGATTTTTATTAACTCTTGCCGCTCTTAAAGTGATCATATTTGACCTCCTTTCCTTTACCATAAAAAAGTACCCTATATCAGAATACTACTATTAAAAAGTATAGTCAACACCTTTTTGGTATTTTTTTACATTTTTTATTGCCATACACACTTTTTAATGGTAGAATGTGGCTGGAAGGAGGCATTAATATGGAAAGTGATTTAGGCAATAAAGCTATATTTGCAGATAATTTAAAGGCTTATATGGAAACAAGAGGACTTACAGCTACAAAGCTCTCTGATGAGCTTAATATACCAGTCACAACAATAAGTAATTGGTTGAGGGCCGTAGCATATCCCAGAATAGACAAAATAGAAATGCTGGCGAAATATTTCAATTGTCAAAAAGCAGACCTTGTTGAAGCTCCAAAAGAATATACATTTGTGCCAGAGGAACCGGAACCAATTCAACCTAGAGTGAAATTTAGACCGCATTTTAAAGTAGATTCTGAGGGAAACAGATATATGGATGAAGCCACTAAGGAAGCGTTAAGAATAGAGCGTTCCCCTGAAGCCAAAACCAAAAAAGCGGCTTTTAATCAGGTGTTAGAAATCATGGAAACCCTTAATGATGTACAGCTTCGAAGAATCGCAGAATATGCGCAAAAGTTACTTGAGTTACGTAAGATCCGGAGCGAAAGCGAGAGTGAAGACTAGCAATATCTTTGTAAAACCGGACAAAATACAAAGGATTTTTGTAGGAAAAGCGGACATTTTTAAAATATAATTCCGCATTAATCCACATAAGTCCGCATGAGTCCACATGTCCCTGTAAAATGTCCCTGTAAAACGTCGGAACACGTACGCACAATGTCGGAACAATGTCGGAAGCTTTGAGCAGTCGAGCCGTAAAGGTTTTACGAGGCCGCAAAAGTATTACGGCTCCTCAAAAATGAGGAGTCACAAGAAGGGAGGAGCCATGGCTAAAACATACAAGCACCGTATGAGATTTACCTACGAGGGTAAGACCTATAACATATATGCTGACACCCAGCGAGAGCTGGCAGAGAAGCACGCAAAGAAGCTGCAGGAGCTCAAAGAAGGTACAAAGCTATACACCGGCGGCATGACTGTGGCAGACTGGACCGAGAAGGCCATAGAAGTATACAAGAGCTCTAATAAAAACGTTGATAACATGCTTTATCAGATCCGCAAGCACATCTTGTCTGAGATCGGTGACAGGCCTATAGGCAAAGTAACCCCTCTGGAGTGCCAGGAGATCCTAAACAACCAGATCGGAATGAGCTACAGCCATATAAATAAGATCTTTATAGAATTAAAGTTTATCTTTAGCTCCGCCCGGAAAAACGGCCTTATTACAAAGGATCCTACAGAGGACCTTGTTAAGCCTTCTGCTAAGAAGGTAACGCGCAGATCACTTACTCCGGCAGAGGAAAAGCACTTTTTAGAAGTCGCTGAGGATCCCAGATTTTTGGTGTTTGCTCTCATGTACCACTGCGGATGTCGTCCCGGTGAAGCGATCGCAGCAGAGGGCCAGGACATTAAAGATAATATGCTCCACATCCGGGGCACAAAGACAGAAAACGCAGACAGGTATGTACCTATTCCTAAAGAGTTTCTGCCAAGGATAGCCGGCACCAAACCCTTTGAGCCGATAGCACCAAATAATTATGGCAATCATCATACAAAGAGCAGCTACACCAGAGCTACGCACAGCCTTGAGAGGGCTCTTAACATCTCCATGGGTACAAGAATAGAGCGCAACAAGTTAGTGCCGCCCTATGCCCTTGCTGATGATTTTGTACCATACTGTTTACGTCACACCTACTGCACCAACCTGTATAAGATGGGAGTTAAACTTAAGACAGCTCAGAAGCTCATGGGCCATGCTAATATAGCCATGACAGCAGACATCTACACGCACGTAGACAGTGAAGATATAGAAGAGGCAGCAGAGCTTATTGATAAGTTCCGAAAAAGCATGTAATATATAGATAGGATTTCGAATGATTTCATATTTAGAACACTCCTTTCTGGCAAAGCGCTGTTGGTAGCAGCGCTTTTTGCTTGTGTCACAGGCAGAACATATGCTACCATATTATTGCATAAACATTTCCTTTTTTCCGGGGGAGCTTCGGTCGTGCTTAGCTTCCCCTATATTTTTAATAATTTCCCCTTGTTCACTTTTTTCCAGGTGGTATAATAGCACTGTGAATCACCCAAGATTTTGCTACATACCCCATGTTAAAGCATCCTACCCCAAAGGATGCTTTTTCACTGTCTAAGGGTAGCCACTAGGGTAGCCACCAATATACCCAAAACAACCCAAAAAAACCCCTAATTTATTCGTTAAACTTTACTAAAAACGAGCAACAAAAAAGCCTGTAATCGTTGAAATTACAGGCTTTTACTCTATGTGAGACACGGGGGATTCGAACCCCCGACACCTTGATTAAAAGCCAAAAAACTTCTTAGTGTTCATGCGGCTTTGCGCGGAGGGTAGCCACTTTGGTAGCCAGGGCAAAAAAATAAGGGCGCCACTTCTGACGCCCTTACCTGGGAGATATAAATAGGGCTGGGCGCATCCACTCAGGATCACGCCCAGCCACTATAGAGACGCTATATATTAGTTAGTTACACCTTTAATATAAATGCTTTTTTTAGATATTGCAAATCCTCTTGATAGCATTAACACTAAAGAAGTAACCGCCGCAGTCCTTGCCGGTCTCGGCCTTCCAAAACTTCCGCACGGCAGCAGCTGTGGCAGGTCCGTAGATACCGTCTATCTTGACTGTATACCCCTTCACGCAGAGCATTGTCTGCAGCCAGAGTATCTTCTTGACCTTAGAATGTCTGTCAATAGCCAGCGCCGGAGTCACGATCTTATAGTCTGATCCGCCCATAAATGTGTAAGGATCTCCGTAAGCTGCTATAAGGTCTGTGGCATCACCAAAGCAGTCAAGCTGGAAGTGCGGATAGTCTGGTTTTTTCCATTCTCCGCCCGGAGTAAGTCCAATATCCTTTCCTATTTTAATGCACTCTTTCCACCAGGTTAAACCATTAGTAGTATTAGGATCCGGATAAGGCTCGTTCTTGCTGTTCTTACAAATGTCAAAAGCCAGCCCCCAGGAGTGATGCGAGTGCAGCCAATCTACGGTAGATGTTCCACGTTTTACACACTCGGCCTGCTCTGCTTGAGTTCTCACGCAGTCAGTGATCTTTACGTTAAGCCCTCTGGCATTAGCACGGCGCTCAAACTCGTCAGCCTGTATCTGCAAGAGCGGATACAACATAGTCCTATCACGCATCTTTTTCCGCCTCCTTCTTCTTGGTAAAGAAGTAAGTCACTACCATAGTTATGATATTAGAGAAAAGCAGGAAGATGTCATTTGAGATGTTCTTACCGGTCACAGCTGAGTAAAGTACCAGGAACACAAGCGTTGCCACCAGTAATATAGTTATAATGCTTTTAAGATCGATAAGTTTTTCAAGTTTACTCTTCATAGGCTCACCTACTTTCTTGCTAAATACCCATGCAGCTCATCTTTTGCTTTTTCAAGAGCTTTTGACACTACTTTGTGCTCCGTCGTGCAGTATTCCATCTCAAACTCGATCAAGGCCAGCACAGACTTTATGATGATCTCGTTTGTCTCGCTGTGCTCTTGCATCTTAGCTTTGCCATTATCTAAAGTTACATTTACTTTAACCTTCCACGCTTCAAACTCTCTCACCCTTGCATTTAAGTCATCCTGTGGCTTGCTCAGAAGTTTAACAAGCGCGTAAATCATTGTGCATAAGTTCCCAAGAGCTAAGATAAGGCCTATTACTATTGCAATATTCTGAATCGTCTGCATTGGCTCCTCCCATATAAAAAGATTAGGGTTTTTAGCGTGGTTTGCCCCGGACACGGTAGAGGGTTTTATTCTGTAGTAGCTGTCTCAGGAACAATTAACTCCTGTTTGCCGTTGTAGAGATTCAGTTTTTCGTCAACGATAATAACAGCGGCGCTTTCTACATCGCTTGCGTTCCAAAGCGTAGTACATACACTATGGAAGTTTACGATTGCCTGCTTAACTGTTGAGCACTCTGCTGCTACTGAAAAATTTCCGTTCACTACCTTTAATACTGAATACTTCATTGTTTATCCTCCTTTTAATTATAGTTCTGCTGAAAGTATGATTTTTGCATTTGCGCTCATGGCTACTCTTATTGCCTGACCGCTTGTTAATCCGCTTGTAGTGCCGACAAATGTGAGTAAATCCAATGTCCCCCCCATCGGATTCAATACTAAACTTGTGATGCTCGGTTCTGAACCTGCTCCTGTAACTGCAAAAAAAGTGCCTGATGTAGTAAGTGTTGGCGCGGATTTAAAAGGAACATCAACTTGCATTGTAGCGTACACGCTATCAGTACCTTTTGCCTGTCCTATAATGAAAGGCCTTGATGATGAGCCTGCTGCATATACGCGCAAATACCGCTTACACTTCATAAGCTCAGTAATGTAATTCGGAGCAACATCAAGCGCAAGTGTTGATGTTGAGCCAAGTTCAAGTTTTACAGCTCTAAATGTATATGAGGCGCCACTCATAGCCATAAATAAGATTCCATTATTGTTGTCCCACCTGATTTTAAGATTAGTATCAACGTTCTTTTCTTGAATAGTATCATTTACCCTTGTCAGCGTAGCGCTATAAACAGTTCCATCAGAAAGCATGGCTGATATAGTCCATGTTTTTCCATTGAAAATCGAAGGATCTTCAAATCCCTGCCTAAACTGTGCGTAAGTACCGCTTGCTGCCGATAGGGTAAGTCCGCTGCTGCCAAGTGAAAAAGTTCCTGCTGTCGAGCCATAGGAAAATTTCCACATATCAAGGTAATATGTATTTGCTACGATTGTTCCGCTTGTAGTACCTCTCTGGTTTACAGTAAACCAACTATTTAAGAACAAGTTATCATTGCTATACTTAGCCGGCTGCTTGTTTACAAACTTCTGGGTACCTGCATTGTATGTAGGTACGTCACCGTCTGTAAGGGAGCTAAAGTTTACATCCTTGAGCAGCGACATCTGAGCCATGGCCATCTGAGTCTCTACGCCGCCTATGATCTTGTTTATGCCTATATCTGGGATAAAGATTACTGTGCCCTCAGTAAGCGTAGGTACATCAATATTGGTTCCCACTGTCAGCGTGTCGCCTATAGTAATGGCTGCCGTTACCTCGTAGGTAGTGCTGTTGTAGTAGATGTAATCGCCTTCTGCATGGTCCGCAGTAGCCGGGGACTCCTCCACTGTAGCCACTATCGAGTTATCAGCATTGTCAATCAGCGCCTTAAGTGCGGCTCCCTGAGCTGCAGATAAAGGCTTATCAGTAGCTGGGCTGGTAAGGTTATTGATTATGTCCGTAACCATCACCACGCCGGATGTAGTGTAAGCTACTGTCAGATTGTCCGTATCATCAATGGTAAGATTGATGTCGTATGAATAAGTAGACGGCGTAAGTCCTTCAAGGCCTGTGATCACATCTGGGTTTGCGCTTGTGGCTACAGCTACGCAGGCATTGCCTATATTAGTAGCTGTTACAAGGATGCCGATAGTGCTCACAGGGTAATTGCCCGGAGCAAGCGTGGCATTACTTGCTATGCCGCTAAACCGCACCGTAGTGGAGTCTATCACGGCTGTAGAAGCTGGGTTTATGTCAAGAAATGACGTAGGAAATGTGGCATAAGTTATGCCTGCTTCCTGTCCGATCTTGACTACAGACGACAGCGAGATCACGGCGTTTGTGATTCCCTCGCCCTGGGATATCACATCAGCCAGGAAGGCGCGGCCTTCGTCTGTAAGATACACGTTGTAATTACTCACTTTTTACACCTCCCTATATGTTTATAAATACGGTCCGGTTCATAACACCGCCGCCGTATAAAGTGCCCTCGATGTCCTTTTGTATGGCTTCATGCACGGTTATGACTATGTGTGCCGGAGCAAAGCCGTACCACATCTGGATAAAGAGCAGCATGCCGTTTTCCATAAACTCATGCAGCTCCATGTCTGCTTCCAGATTTGCGTAGTCCACTGTAAGCGTGTAATCGCCAAAAGTCTGGTCTAAGATCTCCCTTATCCTGCGCTCAGAGTAAGGGATAGTAAGAGAAAGACGTCCCAGAACCCTGGCACGCCTTACTTCAATATCATCACTTTGCCCCGGAGTGATCCCAAGCACCGCCTCGTAAAAGCTCAGCGTGTCAGAGTCGCATGTCTGGACGTAAAAGTTATTCCAGATCTGATCTGATACCGTTGCCGCTTCATTAAGCGCCTTGGTCCATGCTTTCATGATCTCCGGATATTCTTGTATTTTCTTAAAAAACTCAGGGAGAAGATTGACAAGATCATCAGCTGTAGTATGTTCCATCATGATATAGTCACCGTCCCCAGTTCCGGCATCTCCTGCAGTGCGCTTGTTTCTGTACAAACAACGTCGCTACTGCTGCCGTTTATAGTTACGCCTGAGACGTTTACTACGCCTGTTACGCCCAAGATAGCCGCGCTTATACGAGCTATGTAAACAGTGACGTTATAATTGATCGTGTAACCTGTCACCTCATCGCCCCATGTAAGGCAAGCACTCTGGATGTACTCGTCTATGGCATCCTCTACAGCCTGGATGTCAGACGCACCGCCATGCCCTGCATCCCACTGGATCGTGCAATCTATATCCAGCGTTAGTGTTGTGGCCGTAGTTATCGTTACCTCTGCACCGATCGGAGCCATGCCGTAGCCTTCTGAGGAAGGCGCATTTACAGGCGGACAGATGTATGTCTGCACGGCATCTATGAGCGCCTGCTGTGCCGGCTGGTAGTTATCATCTACTATCGAGCAGAGCACAGAGCCGCCGCCGTTCCACGCAGGATAAATCTGCACGGCGCCTACACCTGCGATAGACAGGATAGTGTTTCTGTAAGATGAGATGTTGCCGCCAAAGCCTGCCACCTCAAAGGACTCCTCGTATCTGTTCCTCAGAGCTGCATCGGTCTCCTCATCTGCGCCCACCTGGATGATAGTGCCGATAACCGCATAAGTAAGGCCGTTTATAGCTGTGATAGGAAGGATATTTCCCACGTAGCTATTACCGATTATGCCGGCTGTCTGACAGGTAAGCTCATAAACGTAGTTAGCGCCGTCCATTCTTATAAAGTCGCCGCTCTCAAAGATCACGGAGTCTTCGTTGTTTATGGTCTTAAATGTGCTTCCGGTAGTAACCGCCACGTTAAACGTGCCCTCTCTTACTGCTGCCGTTGCCTCTTTACGATAGATGCCGCGGCTCTCAGTGATAAGATCCAGGTCTGCGCCTGCTGCTGTCTGTACGTTTGCATTTTCCTGCAATTTGCTAAGCAGCAGATACATGCCCTCAAGAAACCATGCGCCCGGAGCAATGGCCGTCTGGATCATGGAGCCTTCGCGTGTATCCATGTCCGGATCTACCTGGCTTAGCATCTCTTCCTCTATGTACTCTTTGGTAAATTGGGATAAATCAATCATACTTGAACCTCCGTGTTTACTGTGCCGTACACAGTGATTACGTCAAAGGTGATCGTGGCTTTATCGCCGCTAAAAGAATAAGTAAAATTACGAGCTGATAAGATCCGGGAGTCTATCGAAAAGGCATCCCTTACTCTCGTAGGAAAAACAGCCTTTATGTAGTCCGGATCTTCTCCCACCAGGTCGTCAAGCTCCACGCCAAAGTTAGAGCTGTATATCTGGTAGTCGTATCTCTTTGTGGTAAGGATGATCTCCACGGCCTGCCTCATAGCCTCAAGGCCGCCGTCCTCGCCTGCGATCTGCCCGGCTTCTGTATTGGCTATAAAGGTATTAGAGGACTCATCCTCAAAGTCGAGCTCTTGCAGATCCACGTCTGCAGGTAGTAAGTCCGCCATTGTATCGCCTCCCTTACACCTTGCTTAATATGATGTATTCTTGCCCTTTTAGGCATCTGAGCATTATAACTTTGTCGCCTACGCTTAGAGCACTCTGCACATCAACGCTGCCTATAACATCTCCCTCGGAAATGCTTATGCCTGCAGCTGTAAGAGCCGCAGCAAAGGCAGTCGACGCCGTTACGTCCTCACTCCTGGTCTTTACAGAATCGCATAAAAGAAGCACCTGCTCTGGGAGCGGCGCCATATCAGTGCTTACTCTTACAGACAAAGGCGATGCCGTTTCTACGGTTCCTATTGCCAGGTCTGTAGGCTTAGACTCTTCTCTATTCTGTTGAATGATCTGGTTTATAACCGTTACAAGATCCGGCATAGTTTATACCTCGTTAAAGTTCTTAACTTCAATATCCATCGTGTGAGTGTTTCCGCTGAGCTTGTGGGTTACTTTTTCGGCAATAAAAAAGCGCTGCGTGTTTGCCACGTCGAGCGCATCTATCTGCACCGATATTACCCAGCCTGCCCTTATACCTGGGAACCCCGGCACGGCCTTCATTTTAAGCGTCTGCCATACTTTGTTGTAGTATTTAAGGTATGTTTGGCACATCTCTTCAATCTGAGCCGCGTTCATGTCCTCGTCTACAACATCGTAATACTGCAGGATGCCCCACTCTTTTTGCGTATCAGTGCTCTCTACTATGTATGTATCAGCACGGCCGGTAGCTTCGTTAGGTCTTGCCAGCTTGATACGGTTATAGGTTTGAGAGTCAATGTCGCGCGTGTATGTGTAGTCATACAAAGAGGAGCCTGTACCTATAAGCCTGTTCCAGCGCAGGTTCTTTGCTTCCTTAAGGGTAAGCTCACCGAAATCATCATAAAACACAAATATCTTTCCGGTTTGAATCGTTGTCTGCATAAGTGCGTCAAAAATGATATCAAGGCATGATTCATTCTCTTTTATCAGCGACGGAAACTTATACCCTGTAGTAGCAAGAGTGCCGACCTTAAGGTTAAAATCAGCAGCTATGCGCTTTATGATGTCCTCCAGGCTCATAGCGATAAATGTATATGACGCCTTCGCCTTAAGGTAGCGGAGCTGATCGTAAGCAATATAGCTTACTTCGCGCTTCTTGCTTCTCGAAGATGAGAACACATAGCCTTTAAAAAAGGGCTGGCCGTCTACAGTCATGTAAACAAGTGAGCCCTCTTTTATGGCTATGTCTCGGTCTTCTATGAGGGAAAAACTAAGCCTTCCGGCTGAGTCGAGTCTGCTTGTACTAAACTCTGCACTGGCAAGTGCCGGCGCATACTCTTTTATGATGTTCTGATTTTGCCCGGCATATGTTACTTTGAGTGATACGTCCATACACAATCACCCCTTTATCTGCAGGTTACTTTCCTTAGTCCAGCCATAAACGCCGATAAGAATAGGATACTCGCGGCCCTGCACAATGCGCTTAACCTCTGTCTTAAGGTTCTTTGCATTGCCGTGCGGCTTAGATCCGTAAGAGTCATAGCAGTAAGTACCATTAGCCACCACCTTGGCTCCTACCCTGAGAGTCTTCTTAGTAGAGCGCTGCTTTTTAACTTTTGCGCTCTGCTTAACCACGTTTATGACTATCTCTTCCGGCTGATAAGGCACGTACTCGGACAGCTCTATCTGATAGTAAACGTCCTCAGGCTCGCCGCCCTCATCCGTGGTCTTAAATGATTTAATGACACACTGCATATCCAGATTCCATCCGGAAGGCCTGTTTATTATAATGCGCCCTACCTCTGCGCCGTTTAGAGCCTCCTCTAAGATCTGACAGTAAGATGCTACGTCCTCAGCCTCATCATTTACAAAAGGCTCCGCAGGATCACCGGGAAAGAAGCTCTTAAACTTCACTACCCTAAGGTCCGGATACTGCGGCACGCCTACCTGCTTACTCCCCAAGATATTAAATGTATCCTGGGGAGCTGAATTGTTAATATCTATTGAGCTTGGATTTACCGGCAGGAGAAACTTGTCTGCACCAAACTCAAGCCATATCTTTGTGCCTGCTTCAAGCTGCATACATTACCTCCCTTTAGCCATGTGCCACTGCTGTATGGCTGTTTACCTGCTCTACAAGTGCGTTTGTTACAACGTCGGCTATATCATCAGCGTTAAGATCCTGCGCGTTCTCTACATTAACATTTACTACCGGCGAGAGTGTGGATACTTCCACGTTCTGCATGTATCTAGCCTCTGCAATGTCTCTGTAGAGTTTTAGGTCCTCATCTGAAAGTGATACATCGTTTTTGATAGATCCTACTTCGGTTACAGTGTTTACTTCGCCTGTGCCGGATATTGCACTCGCGCTTGTTTCTGTAAAGCCTGCGATGCTATCAAGGTTAAACTCAAAGTTATCAAGTTTAGCACCCAGATTAGCGCCAACTTCACTAAACTTGCTTATGTACTCCTGGCTCTGTGCACCGTTGAGCTTATTCATGCGCTCAACCTGTATCTTCTTAGGTCCTACCTGCTCGTCTGCCCATGCTTGCGCCGCGCTTCTTACGTTTGCTATGCCGCTGCTCCAGTCAGTACCAAGGATTGCATCTACGGCAGCAGCCACGGTCTCGATGATACTGAGGATAGTATCAAACACATCTACAAACAGATGCAAGATAGCGCCTACCGGATCATTAAACACGTTAGCGAAAAACTCCGCAAATGAAGCGATCACGTTCCAGATGTCTGCCACAAGATTATACCCTACAGAATACAACCAGCCAAAGACAGCACCTACAGCACGGCCCACATCCTCAAATGTTACGCCCATCTTCTGAGCTGCTATAACCGCTGCTGCAAGGATAGCTATGATAAGAAGCAGTGGCCAGTTACAAGCGAGCCACGCAGCTGCTGCCGCTATTCCTGAAGCTACTGCAGCAAGTCCAAAAGCAATAGCTGCGCCTGCTGCCACGTACAAAATCGGAGTAAAGCGCTGCCAGTTCTGATGCAGCCACGTTACTGCTTTAGCCACGCCCATAAGAAGCCTTGAGCCTATCTGCGCAAAGGTTACAAGCGCGGCCGTTACGTCCTGGATGACTGCTTTTGCCTCATCAGAGTTAAGATAAGCCGTCCAGTCTGCAAAGGCATCAGACAGAGCCATCTCTATAGTGTTCTTACTACTCTGGAAGATGTCCGCAAGCGTCATAGGCAAACTCTCAAACTGCTCATTGATATCATCAGTCGCATTAAGAAGTGCGCTCTTTACGATATCAGCTGTGATCTTGCCCTCTGCCGCAAGGTCTTTCATCTGCCCTATAGGCACGTCCATCTCTTCCGCTATACGCTGGATTACTGCCGGCGCGGAGCTCATTACTGCGGCAAACTCCTGGCCACGGAGAGCACCGGAACCAAGCGCCTGCGTAAGCTGTAAGCTCGCGCTTGCCATCTCTGCTTGCGTAGTTCCGGCAAGTTTGAATGTCTTGTTTAAGTTCTCTGCAAACTGCAGAGCCTCGCTGTTGTTACTAAAGACTGCTCCTGCGTTCTGTCTGAGCTTTGTAACCGTGTTTGCCATGTCCTCGTAAGATCCACGCGAGCGCTGCGCTGCCTGGTAAATATCCTGCTGTAAGGCTGCAGCTTCCTGTGCGCTATCCGTGATCATATTAAACTTGGCAGTTATTGAGCTCATAGCATCGGCAGTCTCAACAAAGGTCTTTGCAAGAGCAACGCCACCAATGGCACTGCCCAGCCTTAAGGCTATCGACGTTGCCGTAGTGGCAGCAGAATTAAATCTATTAAAAGTCCCGGAAAAGCGATCTTCCAGCTGCAGGACTTCTTTTATAACGCCCATAGTCTCACCCTTTCTTTTTCTCTTTTATCTCTTTTGCCTGCCTCTTTATAAGCTCGCTCATTAAAAGCTGCTCTCTAAGCGGCAGCGCTAAGACTACGTGAGGAAGCACGCCGTGCTCTGTAAGCATGTATCTGCAAAGCATACTTTCAAGCGTGTCCTCAGCAACTAGTTTTTTGCTTCTTCCTCAAGCACCTCAACCTCTATGTCAGAAAAGCCGTTAAGGTCTGAGATAGCATTAGCCAGTTTGCCGTACTCCCCGGCAGTAAGCATCTTGCTTGCTACGTCCGCAGGATCCATAGTGCCGTAGAATTTACCCAGCTCTGCATCACGCAGGTTAGGCTCTACTACTGATTCCAGTATCAGGAGCTTGCCGTAAAGCTCGGAGTCTGTAGTCTCGCTTATAACTACGCCGTTCTTCTTTACAGGCTTAGAAGCACGCTTATGCAGCTTCTCGTTTTCCTCCTGAGTCAGCACGCGGATCACAAACGGCACCGGGTTTCCGTCTTTATCCTTAAATCTGTCAGAAATAATAATCGATCTTGTTTCGGCGGCAGGTGTTGCCACCATGAAGTTTTTTATATCTCCCATATTTATACCTCACTAAAAATGCGGCCCAGCTAATAGCCAGGCCGCTAAAACTTAACCCAAAGATGTAGGGCCATGGAAAGCCTCAAGAACCTCAAAGCCTGTATAGCTGAAGCCAACCTCTTCCTCAAGGAAGTCACTGTCAGCATCGAGCATAGCAAGAGGGATCTTATCAAGACTGCAGTTATAAAGCACTACAGTCTGTTTTCCTACGGATACAGACGGATCGTCATTCTCTACCTGAAGGGTAAAGTAAATAACCTTGCCGTTCTTTTCATACTCTCTAGCCATCTCTACAAAGTATGGAGTGCCGTAGTAAATAGTCATTGTACCGGTCTTTTTAACGCCGGTGGTCTTCTGCTGCACTGTAGTAGTGCCTACTACCTTAAAGTCTGTCTTCTGAAACTCAAGGTCTGCCTGGAGCTTCTTAACAGAGAAGAGCTGGTAGTTATTTCCGTCAAGAGTAAGGATAGCCTTACCCTGCTTGCCGTTTATGGCATCTCTTTCAAGTAAAAAAGCCATCGCTTACCTCCTATTCCTCTGTTACAGAAACAGTAACAGAAATGTAAATCTTCTCAACACTGTCTACAGGCTGGATTGCAATAGTAACAAGGACAGAATCAATGCTGTTACCCTGTGTTACAGTCACGTCATCAGCTGTAAAGTTCTGGATGCCGTTGTTTGCCTGCATCTCGTTCAGGTATCCTACTATCCAGCCCTTCATAAGTGAGCGGCCGGAGTCGTTGTTGTCTACCTTTCCGATGTAGTACAAACTAAACTGCTTGTAAACGTCGTTGCATATCTGCATAAGAACACGCATTACACGGTTCTTTGCAAATTCAGGACCTTTATCCACAGTGTAAGTAGTAAGGCTGTTGATATCTGTGCAAATCTTAACAACGTCGAAGTCGTCAATAAATGCGATCTTGCCGGCTGATACAGCAGACTCAACCTGTGCGTCTGTGAGCTTAGGATTTGCCTCCGTAGCACCCGGATACTGAGCATATGTAAGGCTCTTGTTGTATGGAGCGCCTGCCTCAGCTCCTGCAAGCCAGTATGTTACTGTATTTACAGTAAGGCTTGTGCCGTCGGAGAGCTTAACGCCGTTTGCAGCGTTGATAACCCACTCGCTGTTGACTGTAGCGCCGCCCATTACAGCCTGGCACTTCTTGCCGATGCTGTTTGATACTCTTTCAACGAAAGAAGCATAAGCAGAAGCAATAGTACCGTTGCTGCCGTCGTAGCAAACAATGTCAAATGTATACGGCTCGATCGCTGTCATAAAGTCAGCATGATCAGTAGCTGTGACTGTTGGATCTACTCCAAGGGTAAGCGCTGTACCTGCAGTAGCAGTAAATGAGCCGCTGCCGGAGAATGTTACCCAGTCGTTTGCTACGAGATCATCAAGACCGTCTACATACTGGCTGTCTACCACTGAGCCGTCAACCACTGTATCTACTGTATAGTAGCCTACGTTGTCAGCATCTGCGGTAATAACCATGGTAATATCATTACCTCTGGTACCTACATAATTTGCTTCAACTGTAAGGTCGCCAATAACAGCACCTGCTGCTGCTCCGCCGGTTCCCTCAGGTCTATAGATATAAACCTTGATAGGACCTGGAGTGTTATCGGAGCCCTTGATCATCTCACGCAGGAAAAGTGCGTCATCAGACAGAAGATTGCTGCCGATTATAGGTGTAGGATCATCGCCCGGTATGTATTCCTGGACCTTGCCAGTAGCTCCCCAGCTGAGCTCTTTGCAAATTGCAACGACGCCCTTTGTGCCGGTCGATACTGGGAGGCTCCCGGAGCTCTTTACATTAATGTAAACGCCGGGGATGACCTTATTCTGTGAAAGCCATGTGCCACCTGCCATCTTAATTTACCTCCTCTTTTAATCTAGCTTCGAGCACGCTTATAGCATCCTCGATAGTGTATTCAGGATCTGTAAGGCACGCCTTTACAAAATCCTTCTGATAGTGGGAGAGCGCCTTGCACTTAACCAGGGTACTAACCGGATAAGTAACAGCCTCTTCACTAGTTTTTGGTTTTGATTTCATAATCCACCTCCAAGGATGCCATTAATTCATGGTTCTCTGGGACGTGAACACGGTTCTTGAAGTGCAATTGATAATGAAGCTCAGTCTGCTCCATGTGATAGGATCTATCATATGTGTGCAGCAGTGTTGTTTCTGGATCCTCTTCCGGATCTTCCGCAGGCACCGTGTACGGCACCAGCGCTAAGTTTTCATCCAGGAAAGTAAGCACTGTATACACATTATCCATAGTGTTTAGGCTGTTAGCCTGCTGCAAGAAGACGATATCAAGGCCAAGATCAAGCATGATCCTGCCGTCTACCTCTTCTGTGGTAGTGCCTGGCATAAGACTAATAAAAAAGCAGGGAGTCTTAACTGCCTGCTGCCTATTGCTAATATAGATCTTGTATCCGAGCTCATCGAGGATAGACGCGAGCCCTTCCAGAATAAGACTAATATCATATGTCATGTGAAAGCCTCCCTTACCCTCTTATCAAGTTCCCTTCGCGCCGTTGTTCTGTATGCGCCTATTCCTGCCTCTTTCATGTAAAGCCCCGGCACGTAAGTAGTCTGCGTACCTACTACAATGCCGCCGTCATATCCGGCATCATAATCAAGCATTCCGCCTGATTCATGCAGCCCCGGTACAAAGTGCTTATCTACCCTGTGGCCGTCGTTTACGTAAGAGGCATATTGCATATTATTGGCAAGTATCGTCTTGCCCTTTACCGGTGTTATCTGTGAGTCCGTCACCCAATGCTGCGCAAGGTCTCCGCTTCTGGCATTGGTTCCTGCAATAGCAGCACCGCCATTAGGAGGCGTATGATCTACGGCCTTATTTACGGCTTCGATCGTGGCCCCTTTGGCTACCTGGTCAATTATGACCGGCACGTTTTGCCCTGCCCTTTCAAGCTGCCTAAAGCGCTTACGCATCTGGGAGCCAAAACTGCTCATGGCTCTGTCTCCTCTGGTTCTGGCTCCGGATCCGGTGTAGGTTCCGGCTCTGGCTCCGGAGTGTAAGCGTTATCAATAACCTCCTCCTGAAGCAGCCCAACCTCTATATGTGCAAGGCCGTTAAAGGCTCCGCCTACTGGCTCGTAATATGGCATTACGTCACCGGCAAAGTAGCGCTGTGATTCTGTCTGCCCTAACTGGCCGCCGCGCACTATAAGCAGCTCGTCGCCGCTCTTTATGTCGCGTCCCAGCTCCACAGCCATTATGTCATCACTTCTAAGCCTTGCCTCTCTGTCTGTCATCGTGGGAGAGCCCTTCTTTGACCGATATATCCTGCAAGGATACTCACCGATCTTAGTTCGCTGCTGCTTTGATATATGCCCCACGGTAACATCAAGGACTCTAAACACCGATACTGTATCTGTATACCATCCATTAAACACATTCATGCGATCACCGCCTTATATGACGTATGTGCCGGCGATTCCAAGGCCACGCGCCATAGTAACGAGCTGAGCGCCGTACTTTGTGGCGTTCCATGTGCCCCACTTCTCAGTGCCGGCTGTGACTGCGCTGTTGTCATAGCTTACAGATGTATCGCCCATCGTAGCAGTCTTAACGACGCCTACATTCTCGGCGCCTCCTGCTGCAGCTGCTGCGCTTCCTCCGGCTGGCGCATATGTGCTCAGATAAAGCGCTGCATGATGAGCTACAAAAAGGCCTGCGGCAAGCGGATAAGCACTGCCCCAGGCATCAGGAAAGACAGACTTATTAACCATGTCTATAAATGTGTCCAGAATACCTGAGGGAATCAGGCTTGCTGCGTCCGGTCCTGTAAACTGCGGAAAGTCTGTAGCAAACTGCTCCGCAGTGTATGTGCCGGGAGTAGAATGTGCAATGTTGCTTGCTATGATCTTTTTCTGCTCAAATACCGGCCCAAGCGGATTAGCATATATATCCATGGCTAAAACCTCCCTTACTTTTTCTTCTTTTCCTTCTCAGCCTTCTTGGCCTCTTCCTTTGCGGCTGCTGCCTTTTCCTTCTCGATCTGTGCCTCTACGGCCTTCTCTTCGCTTACCTTGATAGCCTTATCAATGTCTTTATCCTTCTTGCTGGAAGGAGCTGCGATAGAGCCGTCCTTAATCGCGAGCTGTACGAGCTTGGAAGCTGCCACGTCTTCAGGAATCTCGCCTGCAAAGTTTCTAGGAATAGAGTAAGGCGTACCATCGGCACGCCTTACCATGAATGATTTAGTTGACGCAATAAACATCTTTATACCTCCCTATAGCAGCTTAGATACCATCGCTGTAGATAGCTGTCTCTGGGAAGAAGAATTCAAGCTCAGAAACATTAGCTGCATATGCTGTATCGTAGCAGAAGTGCTCTGTGTTGATAGTGGTCATTGCTCTGGTAAGAGTCTGGAGCTCATCGAGAGCTACATACTTCTCCTTGTTGCAATATACAACCATTCTGTCAGTAGAACCTGTGCCAGCGCCCTTGCAGTAAGAAGTAGCTCCAATGAAGAAGTCTACGCCGTTTGCCTTAGCGATGTTGTTGTCAAGCAGGTACTGGAGAATGCTCTTATCAGCTGCAGAAGATACCTTAGTAGATACAAGCACATTGTACTGCTCATAAGGTATAAGCATGTGATTAGGGATAGCATCACGATCATACTCAGCTGCTGCCCATGCTGCGATGATTGCCTCATTGACATCCTCAAGGATCTGGTCAGCTGTAGCAGAAGCCCAGTTACCGTTTGTAGCAGTAGTAGCTGTTACATCGGCATTGTTGATAAGACCTGTTGTGCCGTAAGCAGAGAAGCCAACGTATGTGTTAGCATCCATGTGCTTATCATAAGCAAGTCTTACGCCGTCTCTAAGAAGAGTATCAAGGTTTCTGCCTGTAGCGTTATGACGCTGCATGTCAACCCACTGTACTCTGGTTCCAAGAGCAACAACGTGTGTCTTGTACAGGTTCTTATCAAAGTTAGCCTGTACCATAGGGATACCATCAGCACCCGGAGCGTTTACAAGGCCTGCGCCGGATCCACCGGTAACACCATAGCCTACGCTAAGAGCGCTTACAAACTCTTCCCAGCCACCGCCTACTCTTACAACTACGTCACGGCCATATGTGAAAGATGTAAGCGGAGTTCTGATGATTGTATCTCTTTTCTCAAGCTCGGATACGAGGAAAGCCTGGCCGGAAGAGATGCCGTTAGCATCCATAGCTACCATAGGAGCTCCGGAAGACTGCAGGCCAAAAGTTCCAAGCGGAGTAGTTCCAACATTCTTAAAACTCATGATCATTTACCTCCTATGCATTGATCGGTTCAAAGATTTCAAGCTCTGCGATGCCGTTAGCATCTTTAGCGCCTGCCCACTTTGCGTTTGTCAGCTTAACGCTGTTTGTGCTGTCAGATGTTGCTTCGAAGCCGCCAACGATTCCCTCAGGAATAGAGCCGTTAGCTGCGATTCTTACGTATACGTCGCCGTTGAGTGCAGGGGAACCGTAATTGCAAAGCACGTTGATTCTGCCGCGCTTCATAACCGGCACCGGCTCGTTCTCAAAGTAACCAGCTGTGCCGTTTACAAGGCTTGTCTTTACGGCTCTTGTAGCAACACCTACAAAGTCTGTAGCAGCGTCACCAGCGCCAAAAGCAACAACTGCACCAGAGCTGTACTTTACAGCCTGGCCAAAAGCAACTCCGCCAGAGCCAGCTACTCTGGTATCGATAATCTGATCCGGCTGTCTGGAGTAAGCACCAGCATAGCCATTAGTCATGTCTAAACCTATAACCTGTCCCATGGTTTAATCCTCCTTCTTTCTTGTGTGAGGGTTCATCTGTGCGTATGCGTTCTGAACGTCCTCATTACTTACCGGCTTGCCTGTGTTTGCATAGCCTGTCTGAGCTTCCAGGATGTCTCCCATTACGCTCTTTTTGCCTTTTACTGCACTGATGAGAGCATCAGATACAGCTTTACGCTGTGTCTCGTCTGTAATTTTTGCGATTGGCTCTCTTACAGACTTAAGAATGTAAGCAGCAGTAGCGTTATCAATGGCAGCGTCCTTGCAAGCGTCCTCGCCGCAAGCATCCATCTCCTCAGCCTCTACTACTTTTGCCTCTTCGCCGGTAGGATCTGCTTCTGCAAGAGCTTCCTCTGCGTCGGTCTTCTCCTCTGCCTTTGCGAGCTCTTCAATAGCTGCGTCAATGTCCTCTTTGGTCTCAACTTCAACCTCAGCCTTTTCAGGCTCCGCCGGAGTTAAAAGATCAATGAGCTTGTCGAGCTTTGCGCTTACGGCTTCCAGTCCGCCCAGCTCAGGCGCCTCGTCCTCAGCTTTTGCCTCAACTTCTGCTGCCGGCTCCTCGTCAAGTTTCTCCTCAGCGAATGCCTCAGCAGTATCAAGAGCCAGCTGGTTCAGCTCTTCTTCGTTCTTGCCGTTTGCAGCAAGTCCAAAGAGCTTAAGTAAAGCACTCTTTTTACTCATCTTTACTGTCCTTTCTGCCTTTTCGGCTGTAGTATTTATTGAGTCCATGATTGCGGCTTTGGCTCCGGCTCTGCCTTCGTCAACTATCGCAATATGGTTACCTCTGATGTTTATTTGATAAATACGGCCGTTCTCATCCTGCTTGTATTCACATTCATAGCCGCAGGAGATCTGCCTTTTACCATGCACCTTGACTGCATCTATCAGCTCTGCATCGTGTATATGCAGGTCCGCTACAAGGAAGTCCTCAAACTCTCCGGAACCCCTGCGCACGTTCTGGGCGTGGCCCTTCTCATACAGAGAAACATTGTCAGGGTTTACAAGCTCTGTAGGATGATCGTTTGTAACAGGCTTGCCCTCAAAGGAAGCCATGGCAGCAGGAGAGAAGACTTCCTCTTCTGGCCGCTCTACGTCTATGACGTCGCTTCCTTCTAAGCCGATCTCGCGTGCGAGATACTGCTGTGTACCGGTTCTCGCTATTGGAACATTTCTGCAAATTAAAAAGCCCTCCCCAGTTTCCAGCTGGTTCGGACTTATCGTGTATCCGTAGTAACTTATCACGGTTTACCACCTCCGCTCTTATTACTGCTTCATGGAAGAGCGCCGCCAGGGCGTCTTCCTGTGCTCGTATTTGTTCACTGGTCATATCTTACAGAAAAGGATCTTCCGCGAGCTCCCTTTCAAGCTCTTTGCCTTTTACGTTTACTTCTCTGTATCTGCGCTCCCATTCTTTGTATTCCTCATCGTCTGCACGCTTGTGCTTGCGGAAGGTTTCAAAGGTCTTAGGGAAGTCATCGCCCAGAGCTGCGCGGTACTTGTCAAACTGCTTTACGTCTGTACGGTACTGCACACGGTTCCGCTCTTTTGTGCGGTATGCGTCGCGCTGCTTCCGCGTGCGGTAGTCAATATTGGCAGGCCGCTCAGTAAACAAGCTGTACTTCCTGTCTCGCTCTATCTCTTTGTCGCTTTTGCCTATCGTTGTGTAAGGCACCAGCGAGTGCAGGCAGTTAGGATGTATATTCAGCCAGGTATTGCTTATGTCATTGCTTCCGGCCGGATCTATCTTGCCAAAAGCCACCGCAAGAGGAGGATAATTTGGATCTAGGCCGCTTCGGCTGTATACGCGCCCTTCATACACTGAGCAAAGAGGGCACGTGCTTCCGATCTTGCTTATCTGCCACAGGTCTTGATCCTCATTCGCGGTAAGCGCTGCGGCTACCTGCGCTTGTCTGCCTGTGGTCCTGGTAGCCATGGAGCAGTAAGAAGCAAGGCTCCACTCATGGCCTCTTTTATCTACAAAAGATGTAAGCCCCTTAGCATTAAGCTCAGCGGCCATCTGTTTTTGTATGGTATTCCAGCCCTTGCCTGCTGCCTCTTTCTCAGCTACAGCAGTAAGAGTGATGTTTCTAAGTTCCCCGGCTTCAAGCCTTCCTACAGCCAGGTACTTTGCCGCAGATTCGTATGCCATAGAAGCGGCCTCGTCTATCTCTGCAAGCAGGTTATTTACAAGCGTCGCCACCGTTTCCGTCTGCGTGCTTGTGAGTGCCTGGGCGTTTGCATACCCAGCAGCGGCTCCCGGCATGTCATTCTCTTTGTAAAAGAATCGCTCTATTGCCTGAGGTATGCGTTCCTCTGCCGTGTCCGTCATCTCTTTTAAGATCGCCCGGACCCTATCCAGCGCGGCAACGTCTGCATAATCAACAAGGCCGAGAGCACGCTTGCGAGTTATCTCGTTTATGATCTTTTGCTCTGTCTTTATGTACAGTGTGCGCATGGCTGCGAGACTGTCCTGCCCCGGTGCCAGCTTAGTGATGTATGGCATTACTCACCAACTCCCATAAACGGATCAAGCATGGCCTGCTGGCTTATGGCTGTTACGCCTCTGCCTTCCTCAGCCATCTCATCAGTGATCTTGTCAAATACTCCAGGTATCTCCATAAGCTCTTTATCAGCTGTCTCTTTGTCGATAAGGTTATTCTGGAATGCAGCAATGATAGTGCCGGTCTTCTTCTCCGCAATGTTTGCGTTCTTTTCCTCGTCCGGTGTCTGCATCGGTGGAAATTCAATTTCGATATCATCCGGCACCATGCCCCATGCAGATGCGCAGAGGATAGGCAGCAGCTTGTCAATGACTGGCCTAAAGGATGTCTCACGCACGCCGTCTATGTAATCGTAGTAGTTATTCATGTCAGATTCGCCGGTAGCGTTCATGCCGGCAGGCGCTCTGCCAAAGAGCTTTGTAACCGGTATCCTTGCGGCTCCGGCTACGTCCATCATCACCCTGTCATACACGTCCGCAATTCCTGCAAAAGTGTACTGCTCAGTGTGGACCTGATCGCCCTTGTTGATAAGGCTGATTCCCTGGTTAGAGCGGAGCACTGCCTGCGCTTGCATTGTATTCCAGAAACGGCGCTGCACGTCCTCGTTGCCGATGCCAAACAGCTGGTCAAGGCTTTCTACTTCTCTGTACTCCATGTTTGCTCTGAAGGTGAGTGCTGCAATATTGGCAGCCACGTTGTCGCGCCTTGCGATCTCTGTAAATACTGCCTCTATCTCACTCTCTCCCCAGTAGAGCTCTGTTACCTGCTCTATCCACGGAAGAGCACGGCCAATAAAGCGAACCACGCGAGAGTGATGCACTCTTGACACAAACACATCATTGGCATTTCGGATCTCATAGTATTCCGGCTGGCCGAAGTCAGGATCTTCAGGATCTGTTACAATGGCTCCCTGAGGGAATATGCCGTTCCATCTGTCAAGGATGTGCAAACCCAGGAATGATCCCGGCATGATAGTGTCAAGGTTAAGTGGCTGGCTTAGATCGTTGTCGCCCTTAATCAAAATAAGTCCTGCTGCTCCGCCGTAAAGGCGTCCCCAGCAAAGGCCGTCGTATATCTTGTTACGCAGGTTAGTGCGTCGTATAAGTCTGTTCAGCGCATCCAGATACTTGCTGTCTGCTGCCGTCTTTACCTCAAACCACTTACGGCAGATATCCTGCGGCACCAGCTGCACGATGTTCTGCACTATCCAGTTATCTCTGTAAAGGCTTGTGAGCAGCTGAGGGTTATCGCTCATGCGCGTCATTGGATATTCAGTGGCGCTTATAAGGTCTAGCGTTCCAAAGCCTGTCCTGGCAGCAGGATTGCTAAAAGCATCAGTAGTAGTAACTATATTCTGTTTTTTGTTTTTCTTCTTACTCATGCTTTACCTCCAAAAGAGATCCTTCGCCAGCTTGGCATAAGGTTTATCTTGTAACGCAGCGCATCCGGGCCGTGGTCCTTTTCTTTTACCGGCTCATCCTTGCCGTGCATGGCCGATTTGTCATCCCAGACGTAAGAATGAAGCTCATCAATGAGCCCTGTGCAGTTTGCGTTTATCTTTATCTTGCGTCTTTCAAACATCGTTGATATAACCCTTATGCCGTCGAGCACGTCATTAACGCCGGGCTTTACTACCCAGCCTCTGCTCTTAAGCTCCTGGATAAAAGAAGCAGCAGAAGGATCCACGATAATAAGGCAGTTCTTCTCAGGCACCCTTGCCATAAAGGCAGCCATGTCATCAGCGTATTTGCTGTCTGTCTTTTGTGGGTTCCCGGATCTTTGCGCCTCCATTGAGCGGCTGTCCCATCGGTACTCCGCGTCTACCCAGATCGTGTCCCCATCGTCGAATGTATCCAGGAACACACAAGGGTTAGTAGTTCCATAGTCGCAAGTTATTTCTCTATACGCGGAGCGGAGCAGGCCAGGCGGCCGCTCGTCGTCCGTGTATATGTTTGCATCAAGGAATGTTGTGTAAATAAGTCCTTCAGCTGTCTTCCACAAGCCTCTTATGTAGCGCTCATAGAAAACACCTGCATACATCGCACGGTAGCGCTCTTTGACCTTCTCAGTAAGAGACAGGTTATCATCCATCGTGAAATGCAAGTAAAGCAGGTTCTTGTTGCCTGCCTCGTCTATCCAGCGAACCTTAAACCAGTGGTTAGGGCTCTCTGGGTTACAGTTAAACCAAAACTTAGAGCCGTCTACTGAGCAACGGCCGGTAGCCTGGTTTACAAAGCTCTCAGGCATCAGGGCAACCTCATCAAAGAACACGCCGGCGAGCGTGATACCTTGGATAAGGTCCTGGGAGGCTTCGTCTTTTCCACCAAATAAATAAAACTCGTTGATCACAGTCCCTTTTGTGATAACGAGCAGGTTTTCTGTCTTCTTGTCTACTACCTTGTAGCCGCGCCCTACGAGCATCTTTTTTAAGTCTTTGATCACATTGCGGCGCAGTGACTGGATAGTTTTTCCACACATGGCGAAGTTTTCGCCGTTAAATGTGTGCATAGCCCAGAGCACAAAGCTCAGGCCCATACTTACGGTCTTTCCGGATCTGATAGCGCCGTCTGCTATAATGCCGTCACAATCGGCAGCAGGAGATCCGGGCATCCACCAGGTGAGTATCTGTAGCTGCTTCTTTGAGAAGGGCTTAAACTTAAACAAGCTCACTCATGATCACCGCCCTGCTCAGGAGCATCCCAGACATCCGGGATACGTCCTTCAATAGCATCGAAGAAGCCGTCGTCTTCCTCCTCGGTAGGCGTAGCGATCTTGAGCTTGATAAGCTCTGTCTCGGCCTCGATCTTCTTAGTATCAGCCTCAATACGTTTAGTATCTTTCTTTACTTTTACAAGGTCTGCATCAGCCTTGTTAAGTTCCTGCGTGGTCTTATCTGCGCCGGCGATCTTGGCGTACAGCTTGATCATCTCGGCATTACCATCCAGGGCCAGCTCTTTAATCTTCTCCAGTACCTTGGCAGTAGACTCATCGTCAAAGACTCGCTCGATGATCTCACGTTTAGTCTGCTCTCGGAGCTTTTTTCTTGCTGTCTGCGTAGCGCGTCCTTTGGCTCCTGCTTTCCGTGCCGTTTCAGTGTTCATTTTGCCAGTGCCGCCATATGCCTTTGCGAGATTTGCATAGCTCTTCGGATTATCACCCTTTGGCATATGCATCACCTCATTTCCATAAACGCCTTTCCTTAGCTACGCTGAATAAATAGACAAAACAAAAGAGCCACGCAGTAGCGTAGCTCTCTATGTTATTGGATAAAATTCTGGAGGAATCTAATCCTTGGCTATTTATAATTTATCTAATTTCTCAATTATTATTATACACTATTCACTTTATTCATGTTATGCAACTTTATAAAAATAGGTTAAAAATAACCAATTTATACTATATACCTAATTACTCTTCTTGTAAAGATTTTTTAAGAAGCCTGGATACCGTAGGCTGGGAGTAGTTCACAGTAGAGGCTATCTTGGACTCGCTCCATCCGTAGAGATACCGGCAAGTAAGGATCTGCCGCTCGGTATCGTCCGGGATGTTTGCCAGGTAGTCGCGTAGCTCTTGCTCATGTCCTGCAAGAGTAAGATGCAGGTCGGCTATCTCGCGCTCGATCTTGGCGATATCACTCTTGTAGACGTTCTCATCCTCGCCCTCCAGCTTGATCGTGTGCTTAGTGTACGGAAAGTCCGGAAAGGATCCGGAAACAGAATCAGTAAACATGCTGCGCCCGGCTCTGCGAAGCTCAGCAATGAGCGCCTTCTTTTGCTCAATGATCGCCTTAGTTCTTTGGTACTTTGCTAGATCCATAAGTTTTACCCTCCCTAACGATGATATAACCGCAGTGCGGACAGTATAGCCATTTCTGGCCTATGTGCTTTGTAGTGAATCCGCACGCAGCTGCATAGATTCCTTTTTCTTTGAAGTAGTAGCAGTATCTCATTTGTTCTTAAGGTCCTTTAACACTTGAGCTATAATATCCCCTGCCTCATCCTGTGGAGCCTCATACATAGCTGCCGTAACTACTGAGCCTATTAGCTCACTCGGAGTAAATACGTCTTTTTCTATCAGAACCTTAAAGATGCAGGATAGCGATGCCAGGCACGCAGGTCTGGGCCCGGTTATCTGCATTTTTATACTTGGGCCATGCGCCTCAAGTATAACAGTGCTCATATCATCAAAAATTTTGCTCATTGTTTGCCTCCTAATCCCTGGTCTTTAATTTTTCTATGGCTTTTTCCACGCTGCGCAAAGCATCTAAATAACCATTGCTATAATCACGATCCATTCGCTTCAGTGCGTTACGATAGCCGTCATGATAAGCCCTCTCTAAAGCCGTGGCCTGCTCCGCTGTCGTGTCCCATAGCTTAGTCACGTCTACGCCAAAAGCTGTGATATTTTTAGCATAAACATATGCCGTAGCTATAACCTGCGAAGGCATCTTAGATAACTCTGCCAGCATCAGCGTAACCTCTGTTTCTTCTTTTATCTTGGCTTGCTCTTTTGTCATTCATTTACCTCCTCTCATATCCGCACCACAGTTAGGACAGTAATTTGCAGAAACAGGATATTCATCAGAACCAGCTAACCACACCGTACAATTACTACACCAACAACTCCTTGTAGAATTTCCATTTTCATCAATAGGAACAATGCTTGTTTCATCATCTAACCATTCCAACCACTTTCCATGTACTATAGGCTTGCCGTTCCTTATCGCTCTGACTACATCATCTATAATCGGAGTAGGTAACACTTCAAATCCCTCACCATTAACAAACCTATCAATTACAGATTTGTTATGCTCGGTTATGTCAATTACAAGCTTCATTCCTTATCCTCACCCCTTCCTTCCGCATTTATCTTTCGATAGCGTTCTTTCATTGTTGCACTTGTTCTCTGCGGTTTTGTGCCATAATTGTTGTTATATTTTCTGGTACACCATTCAAGGTTATCCACTTTGTTGTTTGTTTTTATTTCGTCCTTATGGTTTATATCTGTGTAATTAAACGGATTATCCAAAAAGGCAGTTGCGACCAATCTATGTATTCTTTGCTTTTTCTCCTTTCCGTCTTTCGATAATGCCACTTGATAATAGCCTTTCTTTTCTTCGTAAAACGGAGTTAATATTCGTCCTTTTCTTAACGTTGTGCCGTTGTGCTTCGACCTTATAACTCTGTCAAGGCTTCTTACATTCCCAAGACTACTCACTTCATAAAGACCTTCATATCCCGTTACCGCTTTCCATATCTCTGCCATTACACATCACTCTCACTTTCCTGTGGCTCATATGGTTTGGGTAATGGCATCCATGCTGTTACATCTTCAAGTTCTAACCAAAAGTCTGAACCAGCCTCAAAAGCCCATTCCCAACCATATTCTTTTGAATACCTTGTTTCGGGATAAACACCATCTTTTGCGGAAGCTATCACAGTCTTATTTTCTTCGGGCAATTTCTCGGTAACAGGAATCCACCTCGGCTCTTGCATCTGCTTTTCAAGTATATTCATATAATTAACCAAAAACCTACATACTTCTTGTTGAGTGCTTGTACCATCATTATCACGCATTTCGGTGATAGTTTCTTTTAACTCTTGCCATTGTTCTTTCATTACTTATCACCTACCTCGCCCAAATATTTGTTGATGATGTTTATTGCGTCAAATGCGCATATCCAGCCCTCCATATTGTCTTTGACAGCTTCGGCATACTTATTTTCGTATTGGTATTCTTCTATCTCCGCCTTAACCTTTTTAATGCCCTCTTTAAGACGTTTAAGCTCATAACGGCTAGTTGAACAACATAAATCACAATGATTATATTCGCCCTCTTGCCATCTGCTCAAATCCTCTTTAAGCCTTTTGTTTTCGGCTTCAAGTCCATCAATTATTATTATCTTTGAAGATAATCCTGCATTGAGATTTTCAACCAACCTTTCAAGTTTCTCTACTCGTTTCATGTCTGAAATTGCTTGGTCAAAGGCTTCTGCGTATGGTTTATAGTATTGATTACAATCAAAAGATTGTATTTCATCAAGTATGTTTATTGCTTCTTCTCTTGTCATTCTTCCACCCCCTCTTGTGGCTTATACGGAGCGTTCCACCAACATTTCAAAATGTAAACTCCAACAAAGTCAGGAAAGCTAACATAGTAAGAATCAGGATAAGCTATTGATTTAATCACGTTTATTTGTGGAAACATTGTCATAAGCATTTCACCATTAGTCATGCCCTCTGTCAGCCAATCTGTTGGAGCTGTGTTTCGTGCTTTTTCTAGTTTTTCTTTTAGGCTCATTGTCCTTCCTCCTCCGTCTTTTCGTTTGTATACACTCTAATCAGCGTCGGTATCAGCATGAAAAATAAACACCGCACGTCCCTGGTAAAGTACAGGCCCACGCAGACAGCCAGTGCGGTACTGAACCACACAGCTGCGTAGGCGAGTACAAAAGATTTATTGATCATGTTGTTACCTCCTGTTTTGCAACATCTTAATATCTATCTGAGCATCTTCAACAAAGCGGCGAAGTAGTCTGCACTCCTGTGTGAGATAGTCAACCTGTTTCTTTAGTTCGCTTATCTCTTGGCTCTGCTTGTGGTATCGTTCTGTCAGTTCTTGTGCGTTCATAATTCTACCTCCCTATCATTCATTCTGTGCCATCTGCTCCAATCTAACTTTGCATGGCAGCTGGGACAGTCCCGGTCTGCAAGTTTCTCTGCCAGAGCTCTGCCGCACTTAGGGCAGTACGCGTCATCGCAGATCCCCTTTATGTCTACCGGAACCGGAACGCTCGGGCAGACATCTCCAACAGTAGACGGCTTTCTTTCTGTTACAGACTGGCAGAACATTTCGCAGATCAGATAACCAAACTCATAATGACAAGTGTGTGCTCCTGATCGGCAGCTTGTTCCATCAAACCAAGTACAGTTCTGACAAGGTAAGCTGTCTTTATCCCATTTCACCCAGTCAGGCACACCGTTCTTTTCAAGATACTCTCTTGTCTGTTCCTCTACTTCCGGTATGACTGTATGTGGTCCGTATCTCAAAAATCTGTGTATTGCTCCAAGCGAGATCGGATCGGACTCTTTCAGATAGTCGAATATATCCATCTGTCCGTCACGTTCCATCCTCAGGAACCTCCTTTACCTCAAAGGCGTATTTTCTCATAAGCTCCGGTGTAACAAGAACACTTACGCCCATGCTTACTACATCATGCAAAGTATTGTTAAAATCCTTAATATCCTTGCAAAAGATCTTGTCTCCAGGCTGGACGAACACAACATAATTTACGTTATTGTCTATCGGCGTGTGTTTCATGCTTAATCCTTTTCTCATACCTACCACAGTGATCATCAACCTCCATGTCCTCATTAAAATATGGACTCCCTTTGCATTTACACAGCAGCTCTGGAAAGCCAAGCTCTTTACTTACCTGGAACCACTTGCATGTACCACAATTACCCATTGCCCTCTTCCTCCATGAATTTACACATATACAACCTTATAAGCTCCATCGTAGCATTGCAGTGCTTGTAGTCCCTTTGTAGTGGTTCGCCGGCATACACCGCACGGTCCACCGCTTCTTTTGCTACGTCAGAATCAATAGTAAGGATCGTTTGCAGCTTCTTGTATGCCATGTACAGGGAATTGATAACCGCCTGGTAGTCCTCGTAGGTCTTGTCTGTCTTGTACTGACAAGCGATCTCTAGCTTCTCCGCAAACCTAAACAGCTCTGCCTTGTGTGATTTGTTCTGAGATTTGATAAGGTCTGTTAGCATCTTAAGGTCTACCGTGCCGGCCTTGAGAGATATCTTAACCAAATCTGCTATAGCCTTGCTAAAACCCATTAGCCAGTCACTCATCTATCTCAGCTCCCTCCAGGAAGGCTACAAGCTCTGTAAACTCTTCCTCCAGCTTTGATCTCTGCTCCTGATACCGCGTGATCTGATCAGTAAGCATGTCAATCTCTTTTTGCATCTCTCTGGTCCTCTGATCTAAAACTCCTAACACAAGTTTTGGTAGCTTCATTTTCTTAATCTCCTCTATCTTTGTAACTTCTTTATTTTCAGCATATTTGCTAATTTTCTCTTCTTTGTAAGGCGGCTCAATCTTAGGTGGAACCTTTGACATCTTTACAGCTCCCACCGGAGTCTTTGATACCGTCGGCACTGTATTAAAGATCCGCTTGTTTGCGCCTTCAACATTATTAATTTTTAATATTTTTAAAATATCATCAGTACTGCAGGCGTTGAGCTGTGCCAGAATCTTGACCTGCTCACCCTTGCGCCTTGCCTCTTTGTAAGACCTTACGATCTCGCTGTCACTCATTTGCATAGTCTTTACCTCACCCTTTCTATCTTTGCCTTTAGTTTCTTAAAATCCGTATACCCACAAGCGTAATAAACTACTTCTTTGTGCTTTACCTTGTAAGCCCACTCTCCTGGGGAGAGCATTGTCTTCTTTTTCCTGCAGATACTGCAGGAAAATTCCCAGATACCATTAAGGTGCACAAGCTCCGGATCCATGCCGGCAAGTGTCTCGCGCTTCTCCCTGGTCTCATAATTACGGTCTCTGTACTGCTTAGCTACCTCATTTACTCCCAGCTCGTTGATGCGCTTGCGAGAGATCTTGAGCCTTGCGCAGTAGTTATAAAAGATTTTGTATGGCAGCTCATAGCGCCTTGCTATCTCTGAAAATGTAACCCCTGCCTCAATATCCCTGAGGATATCAAGAAGACTTGCGTCTACTACTCCCTTTACGTGTTCCGTGTTCGTCATTTACTACGTACCCCTTTTTCTTGTAAAAACTCTTGCGAGAAGCATAAGCTCTCTCACAATACCCAATATTGTCTACGTAATCGTATACAATGCCTTTTTCTTTGCCGTCTGCCTTGCGTGCCACCCTGCCTGCTGCCTGGATCACTACCGCATAGTCCTTTTGTGGAGTAAGCAAGTGTAATCTATCCAGCCTAGGTATATCTAAGCCCTCTTTAGCAAGGCCGTAAGTAGCAAGCAGTATCTTTGCTTTGCCGGACCTCATATCATCGAGAGCTGCTACGCGCTCAGCTGCTTTAGTAGTCCCAGAGATAAATCGTATCTCGCTGGGATCCACGCCGGCATATATGAGTCTGTCCTGCATGAGCTCAAGCTGTATCAGCCTTTCGGATAAACACAAGCTGCTATGCTCTTTGTAGCCGTCTATGATGTGGTCCCTAAGGATAGCATTTCTCTGCGTATCCTCAGCCAGTGCAGTGATCAGCTTTGCATAGATGATAGTTCCGTCTGTGTCCAGTGCTTCCTCAGGGATCTCTGTTTTTGTCTTAACAGGTATTACTTCCACCGGGGATGTCTTGTCTGCTACATCCACCTCAGATATAATGCCTATGATTGGTCCCAGTATGGCATGTGTGCAGCGGATAAGTCCGTCTGCCCTGTGCACGGTAGCTGACAGGCCATACTTCCTGGAAGCATTGAGGCTTGCTAGTACCTTGTAAAACATCATCACGTTTGTAGGGCTTCCGCATACCCTGTGGCACTCATCTACTATGACTGTGCTCCAGGTGTTCATATACTTACGTAGGTCTAGCTTACTCATGGTCTGCACAGTAGCAAATGTGATCCTGCTGCCTACCTCTACTTTACCTTCTGAGATAGTACCTAGTTCATTACTATTAAAAAACTCCTCGGCAGCAGATTTAGACTGGTTTAATAGATCTATAGTGTGAGTAAGCCATAATGTGCGTCCTACATCCCTTCCGGCTATCGCAAGGCCGCAACGTGTCTTGCCGCCTCCGCAGGGAGCCTTAAGTATTCCAAAGTGATGACGTATCATCCGGTCTACTTCTCTCTCCTGGTAGTCATACAGTGGTATGTTTACCTCTGGGAAGATCTTGCGCGTAGGGAAACTGGCCTCAAAGTCAATATAAGGTATAGCCTCTCTTAATGGCTCGTAACACCCTGCAGGAAAGATGTAGTCTTCTCCATCTCTTGTATACAGAGTGATATACTCAGGAGTCTTACCCAGCCACAACCCCATGCGCTTCTTTTTAGCGTAGTCAGGATTAGGTATGTATAGATTTGTATGCGCCCAGCTGATAACATTTTTATCAGCCTTGTATACTCTTATATCTGCTCCTACTCTTGCTCGCATAGTATTGTCTCCTCAGATAAAACCTTAAGCAGCTTCTCCGGTATGCTTGCTTCCTTGCCGTATCGCTCCATAAGCACCAGGTAATGCACTACGTAGATATTGCCATTCATGAGTATAGCGAAGTAAGCATTTTTATTGCCGGTCTTTATAAACTTCCTCATGGCAAGTATCTGGTTCTCCTCCATCCTGGATAAAACAAATCTATCTCCGGAACACTCTTTGCAGTCAAAGGCATAAGGCTGATTGTTATAGCAGGCGATCACGTCAAATGGCTGGCCGTTATGATTATCCCGCAGGCAGTGTGCCCAGTAGCCTCTATCAGATAAAATGTCTGCGAAAACTTTCTCGAATCTTGTACCTTCAGATTTATTACTCATTTTTATTCCTCCTCAGGAAGATCCACCAGAATATCAGCAGACAAGCTGCAAATATCTCAATGATTATGTTTCTCATTTGCCCTCCTTGTTTAACAGCTCCGCGAGCTCATCCATGGTCATATGGATAAGAAATGGAGCCATTGCACCGATCGATTCACAAACACAATATTCTTTCGCAGACTCATCGCCAAGCTCAATAAGCCCTTTAAGCGGAATATGTTTCTCCGCACCATATCTCCATGCTTCCTTGATGTACATAATATCAACAGAATTGATATAGCAATAATCACCGATGTCTATACGTTCCATGAAACCACCTGGGCTCCAAGTAACAATCACTTGCTGTCCTTTAATAAACATTGCTTGCCCTCCTTTAGCAGTTAAGTTTTCTTTAGCGTCAATATAGTTATAGTTTGCATCCATGAGGCCCTCTTCTATCAATGCACCAGCATAAGAAACCTGATTCTTCAACATGTCGTGGTAAGGTGGTTCTGTTTGATTCATCTCTGCTCTGGCAAGGTCATCCAGGCTCAAAGCGACGAGATAATAACCGAAATCAGGAGGGTTACCTACTTTCCATTACTTACTATGGAATTTAATCAAACATGCTTATCTGGTTTTCGTCCGCAGCTCGTTGTGCTTTCATTCTCTTAAGGTACGCCTCATAAGCTGTAGACTTTTGCTGCGTGAAGCTCAGGCCCTTACACCAAAAGTCATTCCTAAGAAGTGATTTACAAATACGTCTCCAGCTTGGTACGTCCTTCTTTTGCTCCATCTGATAGTCTGCCTCATCCGGGATGCCGTCCGGATATCCGCGTTCTTTCCACCAGTTCACAAACTTATAAATCTTATTCTTGTAGTGCTCCTGAGTCTTAGGCGGCATGGAATTGATAAGCAGTATTGCAAAACTCTTCCAGGTATGGCCTGCAGGTTTTTTAATCTTGTTATAGCCGTTTATATTTCCGGTCTCGTTAATATACATGGCTCCGCTGTTAGCACCGTTTACCCTGGCTACCACCTTAGCCCATGTATCCGGCTCGATTAAATGGAATAACCACAAGCCCCTGCGTTGATCGTCGCCGTATGGCTGGCATATTCTCATTTGATGTATAGTAAGTCCTGCAAGATGCATGTAATCGTAAAGCTCATTGTATGGCTTGTCTTTGTTCTTGCCTTGATAGATCCAGTCGTCTGCTGTCCTCCAGTCATATATTGGATAGCAGTTATAAACGTTATCTATTATTCTTGTGGTCCACATATGGTCTTCATAAGTCTCTTTGTGTCTGTTTGCTATGGTCCTGTATCTGTTCAAGCTCTCATCAGCTCTGATACCGATATGGACCGCGCAAGATTTGCCCTGGGCGTACCACTGAGCAAAGAGTACGTCAAACTCCTCAAACTCCATACCTTCATGAAAGAATGGAAAGTAATCATTATCATTGATGCAGTCCTTTGGTAGTGGTCTTATCCACATGTCCTTTTGCTCCGGATCCCAGCATTTCCAAAACGGCTCATAGACAGATACTGCATTTCTGAGATGCAGTGGCAGGCAGATCCAGTACCACTCTGTACAGTCCTTGTACATTTCTCTGCAACGCTCTGCATGATCTATGGTCTTTTTGTACATGCCTTCAAGATCAATCAGCATGACAGCTACTTTTCTGCCTCTGCGTCTGGCCTCATCACAAACCATATGCAACATGCATGTAGAATCTTTACCAGCGGAAAAGCTGCATATGATCTTATCAAAGTGATCAAATGTATAAGCTATTCTCTGCTTGGCAGCTTCATAAACATTTATACCTATTGGTTTTTTCATAGCCCCTCCTAATCAAATAATGATGTCTGGTAATATGGCTCGTTTGTCTTTTCGTAGTCTACAAGCCACTCAGAGTAAACCCTATCAGCGATACTATTAGCTTTATATCTTTGCTCGTTTGTGAGCTTTCCCCATGCCTCCCTGGTTTCGTCCTCATGCACTCCGCCGAACAGGCAGCAGGCGCATTGTCCTAAAAATGCTTGATGATTGATACTCTTGTTTGTAAAGTTCTGCTCCGTAGCATACTTCCAGTTCTTTACAACCTTAGTCATATACTCGTAGCAGATAGCCGGATCTGTAAGGCACTGTATTGCTTTTTGTATTCTTTCCGGCCTGCCTTCTTTGTCCTCATCGTACATTCTTGCCTGGAAGTCTTCCCAAAGAGTGTAATGATAAAATACCTGCTTCATTCTTCTTCCTCG